CAGATAGACCGTGTAATCGGCTCCAGAGGCGGAGAAACACTAGACTCTCGTGCTATCGTAGACTTGGTTAACCTAATTGGTACCTGCGTTGTATCAGGCAATGTCCGTAGATCAGCAACACTTGCTTTAGGTAACGCTGGCGATGATACATTTATGAATCTAAAGAATTCAGAGATGTTCCCAGAACGCAATTCGTTTGACCCAGAAAATCCAGGGTGGGCATGGATGTCTAATAATTCTATTTCAGCAGAAGTAGGAACAAAGTACGAAGACTATGTAGATTTAATTACAGAAAACGGAGAACCAGGGTTTATCTGGCTTGATGTTGCTCGTAATTATGGACGACTAAAGGATGCGCCAGACGGTAAGGATTATCGTGTGATGGGATTTAACCCATGTGCGGAGCAGCCATTAGAATCATACGAATTGTGTACACTTGTAGAAGTGCACTTGAATCGTCATGAATCTAAGGAGGACTTCCTGCGTACCCTTAAGTTTGCATACCTATATGGAAAGACTGTAACACTTGTTCCAACACACTGGCCACAAACAAACGGGATCATGCAACGCAACCGTCGTATTGGTACATCATTAACAGGTATCGCATCATTTGCAGATCAAAAGGGTTTGCCAATTGTTCGTGAGTGGATGGACGAAGGGTACAATAAGATTCGTCACTATGATCACCAGTATTCAGAATGGCTATGTGTTCGTGAATCAATTCGTGTAACAACAGTTAAGCCATCAGGATCAGTTTCAATTCTTTCTGGTGCAACTCCTGGAGTTCACTGGGGACCTGGAGGAAACTTCTTCCTTCGTGCAGTTAGATTTGGAAACACAGATCCAATGATGCACTTGTTCAAAGCAGCAGGGTACACAATTGAAGACGACGTAGTATCAGCAAATACATCAGTAGTCTATTTCCCAATCAAGTCAGGTCATCCAAGATCTGAAAAGGATGTAACATTGTTTGAGAAGATTGCACTTGCAGCAACTGCTCAGAAGTACTGGTCTGATAATGGAGTTTCTGTAACATTATCCTTTGATAAAGAAACAGAGTCAAAGCATGTTGTTCCAGCGCTACATATGTATGAAGGACAGTTAAAGGCAGTTTCATTCCTTCCAATGGGAAATACTGTTTATCCTCAGCAGCCATATACTCAAATCACTGAAGATCAGTATGAGTCATATGTTGGTAAGTTGAAGCATATTGACTTTAGTGCAATTTACGACGGTGTAGACAATCTTGAGGCTCAGGGTGAGGCTTATTGCACTACAGATTACTGTGAAATAAAAGTATCTTAGTATGATAAAATAGACTTATAATGTCTAATCCATCAAACCTATACGCTGAAAAAGTCTTTGCTGAGCATCCGACTGGCCTATGGGCATTGGATGATAAAGCAGACTACATCTCTTTAATATCTGAGGCTCAAAGAGTTTTGTCTGATACCACAAAATGGAATGCTCCAATTGGAGGACTAGTCTCTGACTATCCACAGTCTATAGATGAACCTTTTACAGGTAGTTATGTAGGCAAAATAACTGCAACACCAACAAGTAGCGAGTTTGGTTCTGTAACTTTAATAAGTAAAGATATTATAAAATTAAAAGAACTTAACCAGTATCTAAAAACATTTTCTGTAGGTGGATATTTTTATTCTAAAAGTTCATATATCTCTGGCTTTGAAATAGGCTATCAATATGAAGATACAACAAGTGGACAAAACATAACTCACCTTAAAAACTATGACACAGTTATAAATAATAGTTGGATTTTTATTTCAGAGACATTTGATACTCCTCCTGACGATACAGACTTAAGGATAGTTTTTAAAATTAACTTCCTTGGCGGGTCAGAAACAGAAGATGTTTTTTTAGTAAATGGTTTAACTTTTGGACAGTGGTCAGAAGAATTTGCTTCTACATCTCTTGGAATAGAGCCTATAGATATAACTGATAAAAATATTGCACTACCTATAAAAGATGCAGTAGTTGCAAAGTGCTACGGACTTCAAGAGTTAGATGCATATTATTTAGTTTCTGACAATATGCTCAAAGCAAAAAATTTAGGAGTTCCCATGGTTTATGGAACTTCAGGTCTTACAGCAATATATCCAAATGGCAATATTCCTTCATTAATAATTCCTGGTGTTGGTTTATTGAATGAATCAGGAAAGTTTAGGCAATATACTTTAGAGGCATGGGTTAGAGTAAACTCATATAGTACTGAAAGAAAAAGAATTGTTGGTCCAATTGCATCAACTGATGGAATCTATGTAGAAGGACCATTTATAGGTTTAAGGATCGGAAAACAGTATAAAACATACTATGTTGGAGAATGGACCAGGCCAATGCTTGTCCATATGAAAATTGGAGAAGATCTTGCTTCTCTTCTTATAAACGGGCAAGAGGTTATATCTTTAACTTATTTAACAGATTTACTATCTTTGCCATCTATGCTAAGTCAAAACGGTGATAATCAAGACTGGATAGGTTTTTATGCATACGAAGATGTATCTCCTATAGAGATAGATTGTGTTGGAATTTATCCATATCTTGTTTCATCATCAGTTGCAAAAAGAAGGTTTGTTTTTGGTCAAGGTGTTGATATACCAGAAAATATTAATACATCTTATAGCGGAACTTCTGTTTTTATTGATTACTCTTTTGCGGACTACCCATCAAACTATTCATATCCAAAAATTGGTTCTTGGGGTCAAGGGTTTAATGATAATATGAGTATATCTAATATGGCTCTTTCTGTTTTGTCACACCCTCTTCCAGAAGTAGTCTTGTCGTCAAAAACAAAAGAAGAACTATTTTTAGATTGTAAAACTGCTCAGCCATTGGATACAAAAGAATTTTTTTCATTTAGACCAAACAGTTCTTGGAACCTAGTTTCTGGATATTTGTTTTTTGAAAACTTTGATTTTATTAATAATCCAGTTTCTGCTTTTTATGGTTGCTTTAAATTGCCAGAAATTTCAAGTTCTATTCAAACACTTTTTAGAATTGAAAAAGAAAACACCAATAACTATTTTTTAATACAACTTTTAAATAATCAAATCTCTTATAAAATAAATTACAATGGAACTGAAGAAACCATATATACACCACTTGTTGCTCTTCCAGGAGAGTTGGTGGATATAGGACTAAACATTCCAGAATTTGTATCAAAATTTGGAAACCCAGCATCAAATTTCTTTGGCTCTTTATCAGACCTAAGAATGTATATTGGAGGAAACAAAGATGGATTATCTACCTTTACAGGTAGAATTTATAAAATTGGATTGTGTACAAAATATAATTTTCAAAAAATTAGGGGACTGTTTAATGAAATAGGCGTACCAATATGGAACGAAGATCTATTTGCTATTTATCAAAATAATCAATTAATAGGTATAGATGGAGGGATAGACACAACCTCTATGCCACCATACGGAGGCATAACAGATACAGTAAATGGCGGAATTTCTGGAGGTCCTGTTATTATTTCAGATGAAGACTCTCTTCTTGATCACATTGCAAGTTATACTATTTCACCAGAAATAGTTTTTGACGAATACAAACTTGCAGTATCTGCAAACGCTTATTGGGAGGATCAACTTCCTCTTACATATTTTGCTGAGTCAGTTATTGATAAGCGAGGAGATCAGTATTTTGACCTTGATTTTATTCAGTTTAATATAGACTATCCTATACCATCAAAGACTATAGAAATAGAAACAAAGCCAGAAGAATGGACTTATGCAGAGTTGTCAGAAGAATATGGATTGCCAGTTCAAAGAACATACACCTCACTGGACAACTATCTATTTACTGGGTACAATGACTATGAAGATTTAAAAAATAAAATATCAAAAGAATATAAATATGACACAGATGAATCTCTTTTAAAGTCTTATATTACTTTTCAATATACAAAACTGGGAGCAAATCAAACTTCTTTTTATTTTACAAAAATTGAAAGACCTTCAAGAGATGGAGTTTTAATTCCTGGTCCAGACTGGATGACAACAAAATACGAAGTTGTAGACAATATGATTATTTACCCACCAATTGGAGTTGACTTTAATGACTTGTCGATTGTCACACACTTAGAAGCAAATTTAAAAAATTCAGAAAGAAACAATATTGTAGTTAAAAAACTCTCTTATGCCTCTCAAGCACTTAACGAATCTGATGCAAGCCCCATAGGAACAAGATTTGGAACAGATATATATCCTTATACAAAGACTGGTATTTATTATGACTTTAAAAAAAATAATCCATTTTCAATTTATACAGGCTCTTCTCCATACTTATATTTAACTAAAAACAGTGGGATACAACTGAGAGGAAAGTTTGATCCACTTATAAATAGAGGGCTTTTGATTCCAATCAATGAGAGTCGTGCAGAAGGCTTTAAGGTAATAGCAATGCAGTTAGCAGTTAGATTTGATGGAGACTATTTCCCCTATGCCCCTACTCAAATATTTGAAATACAAAGTAAAGACTCTTATATAAAATTTTATATGGTTGCCTGCGATCCTACTGGTAGAAGGGCAAAAATTTATGCTTTAGATGCAAGAACAGGACTAGTTCAGGATGGCATTGGCTTTTATTGGAATGGAAAGGTAGTTAAGGAGCCAATTATTACACTACAAGAATGGGGCTTTTTGGGAGTTAACTTTTTAAGCAGTCTTAATTTTTCATTTTTTGAAGGGGCAGTAAGACTAACAGGGCCAGTATTATTTAATAGTATTTCTTACTATCAGTCTACAAACCTTCAAGAAGTTCAAAATATATCAGAAAGACCTTGGTTTAGAGTCAGGGTTTTAGGTTCTTCAACTCAGCCACTTAATTGGGATTTTTGGGATAGCCCTGCGTTTAATTGGAATAAGGTTCTTGTTTTGTCAGAAAAAAGTTATTACGGAGTAGATCCTTCAGATGTTTATAAGAGTTATACTGGAACTAATAAGATAATCGTAGATGATGAAAGACCCATTAGTCTAGGAGACTACTCTTACACTATTTTTAAGGATGTAAATTGGAGTCAATTTGTTCAGGATCCTGTCTAATATGGTATACTTATGGTTATGGATTCTTTAATAAACCCAAAAACTGGTGAACCGATTGTAAAAAATGTTAGACGTCAGGTAATTGAAAAGAATTACGACTGGGGTCTTTACGTGTATAAGAAGGCAAATGGCAAGTGGTTTACAGATGGCAATGGGTCTGTGCTCAATATTCCTTCAGACAAAAATGATATCTCAAGAATAGCAGAATTAAAAAAGACTGCAATGCACTATGGAGATCCAGGAGACGGCACCTGTGTATTTGTTCCAGGACTAACAAGGGTTTCTGAAGAAGAATATTCTGAACAAGTTGATCGCATGAAGGCTGGACTTATTCCAAATCTAAACGACCTTGGAGCAGTACAAGCAGCAAAAGATACAATTGCTAAGTACGGAGATGAGGAGTGATCATGGAAGATAATGAATACGAAATTGGCGCAAGAATTGACGATGCAATAAAGAAAGATGATACTTTTTCAAAGTCTGACCCATTTAACGGAAACTGGGATTCATTAAAATCTCTTGACGGACTAGAAGCAAATTTTAAAAGACGCATAAGCAGATCTTCAACAAAGATGGTTGAACCAACAACACAATATACAACTGCAGCGCTTGCTGGAAAAAGCGGTATTGATGGAGCACAATCAAAAGAAATAAACCCAGGTCTAGTATATGTAAACGGCTATGGAATGTTTGACGTAATTACACCACCATGGAATCTTTATGAATTAGCAAACTACTATGACACATCATTTGCAAACCACGCAGCAATTGATGCTAAGGTAGAAAATATTGTAGGTCTTGGATATGAATTTAAGGTTTCTCAAAGAACTATGATGAGACTTGAAGCGTCAGAAGATAATAGTGCAACTCAAAAAGCAAGAAAGAGAATTGAAAGAGCAAAGATCGAAATGCGTGATTGGTTAGAATCACTTAATGATGATGATTCATTTACGGCAACAATGGAAAAAGTTTACACAGACCTTCAATCTACTGGTAATGGTTATTTAGAAATTGGAAGAACTACTCGTGGTGAAATTGGTTATGTAGGACACATACCATCAACTACAATGAGAGTTAGAAGAATTAAGGACGGATATGTTCAGATCATTGGAAACAAGATTGTCTACTTCCGTAACTTTGGAGCAAAAAATCAAAACCCACTGACAACAGATGCCAGACCAAACGAAATAATTCACTTCAAGCAATACTCACCTCTAAACACATTTTACGGAGTGCCAGACATTATGTCGGCAATTAACTCACTACATGGAGACTCACTTGCATCACAGTATAATATTGACTACTTTGCAAACAAAGCAGTACCAAGATACGTTGTAACACTAAAGGGTGCAAAACTCTCTGGCGACGCAGAAGATAAGATGTTTAGATTCTTGCAGACAAATCTTAGAGGGCAGTCACACCGAACGCTATATATTCCACTTCCAGGTGATAGCGAAAATAATAAGGTAGAATTTAAAATGGATCCCATCGAAGACGGAATACAAGACGGCTCTTTTAAAGAGTATCGTAAACAAAACCG